CGTTTCTTATGATGGTCAAGATTCGCGTTGTTCAGTATGTAAAGCGATTCTTTCACGGTTCCACTTACCGCTTCAAGCGGGAATCTGAACGCAATAAGGTCGCCACGGACGAAATAGAATTGAACTGGAGTGGCCGAATTTCCAAACTCAAACAGGTCAATCCTGTTCGCCTTCCACGCAAATCTGAGTAATTTGACAATCTTTGTTTGAACTACCATTGTATCCTCCGATAAAGTGAAGAGAGAATTAATCTCTCATTCACGGTGCAGCCGGGGGAGTCAGTGCAGCAAACGGATAGGAAGTCGCCCGGTTCCGCATAGCATGAATCGGGTTCGGAATCGCCCAGCCAAGCCGCATCGTGACCCGTAACGCCACCATATCGTTCTGCATCAGGTTGAAGATGATATCGCCGTTAGTATCCTGAATGACGCCCTCGGTGAAGACCTTGAAAGCGATATCCTGTCTGACAGAATAGACCGCCTGAGTCATATCACCAACCAGGAGTTTCGCCACGGCTGCATTGAACGTGTTGTTCATTGGGAAATTGATCGGCAGGCCGTGAAGGGTTGCAGGCGTTCCGGACGGGAGAGACTGCTGGAAAATCAGGTTGTCGTTCTGGTCCCGCAGTTTTCTCAGCTGGTTCCTGAACCCAATCGCGCTCATGAAACCGGTCGGGTTATATCCCTGCGCTTCAAGAATAGCCATCAGGTCGGAGATATCATCGGCAACGTCAACGTTTCCGGCGATGGAACCTTCCTGGATGGTCTGTCTGCTGTTGAAGCAGCCAGGAATGATACCAAGTGGCCAGGTTGCCGGTCTTCCCTGTCCCCAAATGATTGCCGAATCAATCTGTGAATGGAACGCTTCAATGATTCGCGGGCGAACCTCTTCCCAAATCGGATACGAAGAATCTTCCAGGACATCCTCCCCAATCGGGAGAATAATCGCGATAGGCTCGGCGGTAATCCAGACGTTATCCCATTCCATCTGGTGAGTGGCCTTCCTTCCCGGAACCCCGTTCTCATACGGGTTCGAATCACCAGAAAGCAGATTGCCTGTATCTTCTCCAGAAAAGGTATCTGTGACCGTAGAAGTGGCAAAGGCCGCACCTCCAAGTGAATTGAGAACGGGCATCCGATAGGTGCGGGAACTCATGTTGGGGAGTTTCCTAAACAGTGAAAGGGCTGCGCTTCCCTCGGTGATACCAGTGATAATCTCTTTACTGATTTCTTCAGGGATAAGCGGTGAAGCGTCCTGCTCTGTCGTCATATACGCAGAACCACTGCCAGGACTGTTAATTATTTGTGACATCTGTAAACCTCACGATATTTATCGTTTCTTCCCGGCAGCACGCCTAATCATCGAATCGAATGCGTTCCCGGGGTTTGAATCAACTCCACTTCCTACTCTCGGTATTGTCTGCGGAATTCTGCGCTTGATTTCTTCATTGACAGCCGTATTAAACGCTTCTTCAAACACCTTAACATTGTTAAACGTTGTATCCCCATCTTCCCCTATCAGCCAATCTGCGAAACGAACGGGTAGTTTCCGTTCTTCAAGGACTTTGATGGTTTCAAGTTGAAGACGTTGCCGGGATAATTCCCGTTCTTTTGAAGCAAGGATTTCTTCGCGTTTTTTCAGAAGAAGTTCTTGTCGTTCGCGTTCAGAGAGTTGCGACATTCTTGCCGCCTCTTCCCGTTCCTGCTCGACTCGTTCAGAAAACTCTTTTTCCCACTTCTTCTTGGCTGTTTTCAATGCTTCCGTCACGCGCTTGTCGGTTTCCGATTGAAGAGCACGTTCATACTCTTCTTTTGACATTTTGACCTGTTCAGAAGCAGATTGTGTTTGCGCGGTCTGTTGGCCCTGTTGGTTCTCGCCGCTATTCGGGTTTCCACCCGATAGAGGAGCCCCGCTTCCAGTTCCCGTAACCATAGACATTATTTTGGTTCCGGGACTATTTATATGATTCGCTTGGATTTATGGGTTAAAAACAGAGGTTTGGAATACTGGCGGGTTTAAAAAGAGTAAAAAGAATAAATCATTTGGAATCTTGTTCTTTTTTCTCTTTGGCGAGCCGCATTCCCCGGTTAACCCTTGCAATAATCGCGCGTTGGCCGTCAGTTAATCCTTTTTGACCATCAAGAACCTTGAATTCAGCATCATTGTGGCGGCCTTCTGATGTATATTGTTCATTTTCTTTCATAACGTCCACCCATATTATAATGCGTTATAAAAATATATATCTTTCATTATGCCTCCCCAATGACGGTAACAATATGGAATATTGAATCGGACAATTTCCCAGTATCAATGGTTTCTTTGTTAATTACCGTCCATTTTGTCCCGGGTTTGATGATTAATTCACTTTCAAAACTGGTTCCGGCGATACCTTTTTGTTTTCCGGTCATAATTGCCCGAATAACAACCTGTTGTGGTCGTTGGTCTGGTTTACGATCCAGAATATTTTTCGCAAAACCAGAAGCAATATCTGAACTGATCGAGAATGATTGAAACCCGTTATCTTCATACAGATCTCCGGTTTCCAATTTTAATGCGTTTCTCCCCGAATACTTCCCCAACCCGCGATAGAAAACCGTATCAGGGGTGGTATATTGGCCTTTTTTATCAATGATCTCGTTTAAAACGTTACTTTCTTTCATCAATTCAAGTATTTTATCATCGGGATATCCATATTTTTCTTTAGAACCGTCTGGTCCGTGTCGTGAAAACCGGTTTATATCGGTATACCCCCTTCCCTTATAACTTTTATGAACTTCAACTGCTTCTGATCCATCTTGCGCGTTAACTTGATAAAACTGTGAATAGGACATTTTCTTGACAGTTCCAGGTTCTTCTTCAAGCACATTCCCGAAAGTGATTGTAAGATTATCAATACCGGGTATGGTGTTTTTATCAATGAGTTTCTCGGCTTGTTCCAGTTCTTTTGAGATTTCTTTGGCTTGTGCATCGAGGTCTGCCTTAACCGCCCTCAGTTTCAGTTCTTCAATCGTGGCTTTCAGTTTCTTTTGTTCAATATCGGCCTTTTTCAATTTCGCTTCTTCTTTCGCTGCTTTCCCCGCTTCAAGGTCTTCTCGCTGTTTTTTCAGTTGTTTATTGATTCCTTGTTCTTCCTCTGGATCTGGGTCGGTGATGATTTCAACCACCATTACGCACCGGCAATTGATATCGTCTTCCGCTACGCCGAGTTCCCCGGGATGCGGTCCTTTTCCACCGGTCTTTTCGTTCACGAAATCTTCATCGAACGGGATTGCTTTGTCACGGCTGTATTTATCGCCCATGTAATTGTGGCCAGGTCGGACCCGTTCATCGTCCCCATTGCGCCACCATTTCCGCAGGTTTACCCCTTGTTTCGACGCATTGGTGATAGATTTATATTTACCCGCCTCAAGGCAGCGATGAGATTCAGTTCGGACGATACGAACGGCTTTAAACGCTTCCATCTCGGTCTTGTGTTCTATTTGTTTAGCGATGTCTTTATACCGTTTCCCTTGAATCAGCCCTCGGTTAATCTCTTCCTTTATCGTAGAAACCGTGAATACCCGGTTCATTGCAAGGCGTTCGTCCAATTTCAATCCCGATATGGGATTTTGCACGATTGCGTTAACTATCTCGGGTTTCAGGATTCCCCGAATTTTCTTATTGGCTTTTTGTTCTAACGCCAGTTTCGTCAAGTCATGACTCGAAGCAACTGTTTTTCTCAAACAATTACGTATCTCAAGTGCCGCTTCCTTTGTCCGTTTTTTGACGATTGTTTCAATATCCTTGTTTATTTTATCAATCAACCCGTGTTTAGCAAGGTTTGAAAACGTCATCCCGCCGTCAAGATTACCGTGTTCCTGATACACCTTCCCCAATTCTTCCCGGATATCATACAGCATCTCGGCATAGTTTGCACCAATGCGGTCGGTTGCAAGTATGGCTAACGCTTTTGTTTCTTGCTGGACTTTATACAACGGGACGGATTTCGACCGCATATCAACTATCCCCAACATGCTTCCGCACAGGTTGTCAACCAACGGTAGAATCGTCTATGCCAGAAAGGAACGTCGCGAGAACCGAAGAACCATGGCCACAATACCCATACAACCCGCTCCAATGGGGTCACCCATTTCGGCAGGAGACCTGCCATATCGTCAGCCGGTTGGCCTACGGCGTGGAGCAATTCATGCCAGATCCGCATAACAACAACATCGACATTATCCCCGGGGCGGACCCTGACCGAAACCCGCAGGTAAGACCCAAGACCAACCGCTTTTGCCGCAACTATGTCATCAAATACATATACATCACCCCGGTTGATTGGGAACGGGAAACCGCTTCTAACGGGGTCTGACGGATCAAGATAGCGAACCGGGGGAGTATCGACCAGGATATCCAGGAACACAAAAAAGTCCGGGATTTGATGTAACTCTGGTTCGATGAAGTCCAGGAGGTCCATAGTTTTGAAATAGAGCCGAAAACCGGGGTTCATTCTGACCGTTCCCCGTTAGTTTCTCGTTCTTCTTCTGGTTCTTCCATATCCCGTAAATAAGCCGATAAGTCAATCTTTCCTTCGTTCTCGCTTTCAATGCGTTCCTTTTCGGCCTCGACATCGGAAACCCACGGGTGATGTGACAAGATTGTCTCATCACTGAGAATCCCTTTCAGGCCCATAACGACTTGACTGATATCTAGAATGTTCTCTGGAATATTCCGGGTAAACGTGATTTGAACGTCTCTCCAATCGTGAATTTTGTCAAACGCTTTGTAATAGTTCGCAATCAGTTCAATACGGCGTTGAAGGCCGCGTTTGAATTTGCGTTCTTTCTGGGCGGTATTCTGTTCTAAACCCCACAGTTTGTAACGTAGTGCAATACCCGATAAGTTCCCGGCAAACGCTTCATCGGTCAAATTCGGAACTTTCGACAGTTTGTGGATATCTTTCTCCAATCGGGTTTTGTAATTCTCAACCGCAGCATCGTTGATTTGTTTAACCAACCAGTCTGCATCGCCTTCTCCTGTAACCAGAATCACCCGGTTCTGTTTCATCTCGGCAATCGTTTCTTGGTCCGTTCCCATCATTCCGCGGATTTTAAGATACGCATCACTGAAATACTCGAAGTCGTTGGCAGTATCTGATTGGCCTTTGTCGTAAGCGTCGATGAGACTTATCACTTTTTCAAAGTCGCCCTGTCTCTCATCGTTGTTTAAGAATTCGACGATAGGAACATCACCAAATGGGTGAGTCAACTCTTCAACGAGAACAATGCTTTTTGCGGTTTTCCCGGAATACCGATAAATCTTATCAGCAGTATACATTTCGACAAAGAAATCCTTCCCGTCCAAATCTGCCGTTTCCTCTTCCCAAAACCGAATAGCATACAGTGGGTTCGGTGTAATAAACGAATCGTAAACGAGAATCAATCCATCCGGATCGATAACATTGAATCGGACCTGTTTATCTTCGTCGATATACAGGAGTTCGAAAGCGTGGCCTTTAATTCCCATTGTTTTCGCTAATTCGACGTTCTCATCGTGTTCGTCATTATATTCAAAAATATCCTTCAAAACCTCGGAAAACACAGTTTCATCAGTTTTAGATGAATATCTCACCGGAACGCCCATGAAATAACCAAGATTTACATCGACAATGTAACCCGGGAAATTGTTAATTACGCGGTTATCCGGTTTTGGTGCGGGAAGATGTGGTAGATTCAGGATACCTGGGTGGTCACCCCGATAATAATCCATCAGGATTTTATAGCGATTAACTGGATGCCTCTCGATGCGTTTCTGAATAGTCTTGGTAGTTATTTCCGAATCAGTCATTCTCATCATCTCTTCAGGGTTTCAGTTCAAACAATTCGGCGTCGGGAACGTCCATAAAGAAGTCGATTGCATAAAAGACCCGGATACCACGCCCCAATGCGTGTTTCAACTCGGTTACCGCCCCTTCACTCTCCCGCCACCGGGGTAACATCAAGATTGCGTCGTGGGATGGGTTGAATCTCGATAGAATAGCCAGGTATCCGTCAACCCAATCACCATGGGTTAAAGAATCAGTAAACTTTTCAAATCCTGCGGTATTCAGGTGTGGGGTGACAGCAGCCCACCCGTTTTGCCAAGCAAGAATCGAGTATTGGCGGGCAGTTTCAATGTTTTCTTCGGTAGAATGAGTATCATTTCCCGTATACGGCCCCGAAATGTATAGAAGCGGTCGGCTCATTTCTCTCGGCTCCTGGTATATTTATCAGAACTGCGGGTATTTAAGAGTATCACCGAAAACAAGCCACGCCCCAATGGGTTCTCTGGTTTTTGATTCTTTTAACAAGTGCAACCGCAAACAAACGGAATGTTTTTAAGTTCTTGGGTAGAACAATGTATGCCGGTTCGCCTCTCCGGCACAATATCAGTAGTCGTTGGTTCTTTCGCCAGTAACTGCGGTTTACCCGCAGTTACACATTTCCCCTTTGAATCCATTACCCATTAGTAATTTTTTGGTGTTTCAGAACCAAAGACGATTCCAGGCTCCACAAGCCTCCTGATATTTTGAACCAGTTTATCTGTCAGAGGTATGACCATACCAACCGAGTCGAGATCCGCTGTTACCTGTATCGTTTATTGCAGACTTTAGCCAGTCTATTGGGGAGAATATGCGGGGATTTTTCAGTGTTACTCACATATCGAAAAGTGGTATTGAGTGTTACAAAACAATTCACAGCCCAAGACCGCGTTTGCTCATTGTTCCCACGGCCTGCTCAGTTCCAAACAGCGTATGCAGCAAGTAGCGTTCTTCATCTTTCGTGTGGTCGAACTTTTTAATTGGTTTATCATCGCCGCGTTCTTGGGCCTTTGAATCCCAGACATACGCACCATAATCCGCGATTGTCTGTTTGCAGCATGATAGAATTTTATACCGGCCCGTGGATAACATACGGCTCTGGGTCCGGATACCGTCGAGGACACTGTTGTTCGCGTTTATCACGTTTCTAAACCCGTCTCGCTTCAATTGGAGTTGGAATGATTCGGCGCTTGGATCAACAATTATGGCACGAGGAACGAGAGTTCCGAGAAACCCGTCCATCGCCACCGAGAACTCGGAATCGGTCTTTTGTTTGCCTTCATTTGCTGGATCCCAGTAATATTCTTTGACTTTGTATACCGTTCTGGATTCTCCAATCCCGTATAAGCCAAAGGCGGTCGGATTGGTCGTTCCATAATCTGCCGCCACATAATATGCTCGGATACGTTCGGGAACACGGTTAATTACGTGTAACTGCTTATCAAACATATCGTAGATGATTCCATCGGCAAGAACCCATTTTCCTTCGACATACCGGTCATACCATACCCCAGTATACTCTCTTTTCAGGGCTTCAACGAATTCACGCGATAAGAACGGGTTATCATCCAATTTAAACTCAAAATGCCGGATTCCATAATCTTCGGCTTTATCCAGGAACCCGACTTTCAACCAGTGGAACGGGCCTTCCGGGTTGCAAGACCCGTCAAACATCGCTCCTGGTTCAGATAACCGGGATTTGAGCATATTAAAGAACGATTCGGGCCACGTGGTTATTTCGTCCCCATAGGCGTAAACTAAGCCCATTCCTTGAATCTTTGTGACGGCTCGTTCATCGTTTGCCCCAACGATGTAGCAATGCCGGCCAAACAGTTTGATTTCACCGTCACCAAACGGGTCGGATACCCGTTTCCGGCCGTAGATTTCACGGAGTGGGTTCAACACGTTCCGCTTCAAGGTTCGTTCGGTTTTCCCAATGAGCAGACAGTTTCCTCGGGGAAGGGTTTTCATCCGGTTTGGCAACAAGAGAAACCCACTCACGGTTTTACCGCTCCGAACGGCTCCACTGCTGATGTTCCACCGGGAATCTGAGTATTCCAGGACATCTAACTGTTTATCCGAAACGTCGCGGATTATCATGGTGATTACTCGTCTTCTGGTTCTTCATCGACCTTTTTTGATTTCCGGCGTTGGATGATTCTTGATTGGAGTGCCGCGATGAGTTCGTCCAGGGATTCATCGGTCCCGTCATCTACAATCTCGTTCAACCGGAAGAGTTCAATCCTTGTCTTTTCAACGGAAAGGGCTGTCTTGAGGTCGTGGTCGGCCATTGCCAACCGGTAAAGGTTATCCAGCCGTGCCCGTGCCCGTCCCAATTCCTCTTCCCGGTGAACGGATGCCAAACTCTCCAATTCTTTCTTGAAAGCGGCAACGTCGTTTGATACGGTTCGCTCTCCGACATTCCAGAGTTTATTACCCGTTTTCTTATACTGTTCTGCATAATATCGTATGAGGTCAGAATTGCTGTATCCGTTCAAAAGGAGTTTAAATGCAGCGTTTTGCCGAATTTTAACTTGAGACCCCGTTGACTTTCGAAACGGTTCTCCAGTTTTTTTAGGAATCGCCATGATATCATCTCTAAACCTGTTTATTTGAAAAATATTTAAAGACTTTCCGAAATACGCGCTCCAATCAGGAATCTGGTTTCTTTGCCAACCGCATTCCATACTCGTTGGGTTCATCGGGGATAATGGCATCCGGTTTCTTCCGCAGCCGGTTCTTCTTGAACGGTGTATAATCCACGAAATGATGAATCCTGCCAAATCGCCAGACCATTTTGGTTACGTCCGGGTGGAGTTGTTCAATCAGTTTAGATTTGGCATAGGTCCCTTCTTTCATGTAAATCTGGTCAGTCAACCCGCCTTTCACGGCCTGAGTCGCCATTTTGTGCCCCACAAAGGCATTGAAGAGAATCGTGCACCACCCGTCTTTCAAGACGCGCAACGACAAATCCGTGTCGTCATTGTATCGCGCCCGCCACCGGTATGGAATATCTGTTTTGACCAGCATCATCGAGTAAACCCGAGTATTCAGGACAAACGGCGGCCGATAATATTTTCGATGGACGAACGTTTCATAATTGAGTCCGGCCAATGCCACGTTCTCATACCGGTCTACAAAGTCCTCCATCACTTTGAACATTGTAGGATCGGCGATTCGGATTTTGAGGTTGTTATTGACGCGGTAGAGTGCCGATACATTATCATCGAAGACCCAATGCCGTTCATGCCCATGAGCCTCGGCGTGGTCCCAGATGAAATTGCGAACCGGTCCCGTACCTTGCCGGGCTTCCGGGTCACGCGGAACACAGGCGTCAAATTCCCGGTGGTATCGCTGGTCCATCACAACGACTTCACCACCTTTACAGACGGCTTTGTATTTTTCCTCTTCTTCCGGCTCGACCACAACGATATACGGCAACCCTATCCGTTCAAATTCCCGGATGGTGAGTCGTCTCCCATCCTGCCACCGGTCATAACTCAGGACATACATCGGGTATTTGGGCGTCACAGGAACCACCTATAGAACGTATCCGCTGCATAGTGCTCGATTTGTTCGTTATAATTCCCAAATGCACACCGAGGACAGTTCCCCAGGTTTACGGCATCTATCAGGCTGTGGTGGGCAGGGGAGTTCCAATACTCCATGATATCAAGATGTTTGCACATTCGCCCTTCTTCCCGGCTCCGGTAATCGATGCACAGGTAACAATATCCATCCGCGCAGAATACCGTGAATAGGGGAGAAGCCTGACATTTCTCGAACTTATGAGTTTTCTGGAACGTGGTCGGGGAGACCCGTCCAAAGTTGGAATATACACCGAATTCCCCGGTTTCCAACGCTTCGCACTGTTTCAACTGATTGAACACGGCTTCGGTATCGAAATCAATAACCCGGCACTCTCCCATGATATTCTCCGATGCAACCGGTCGGACGAAGAAGTTCTTGAACCCGATATCCTTTGCCAGTTTGCAGGCCGTATAGAGTTCGTATTGGTTCTTATCGGACAGGAGCACCTTGTAAGTCAAATCCATACCCGATTCCTGAGCCTGTGCCGCAAGGTTCCTGCACCCTTCAACCACTTTCGGGAAGAGATCACGTTTCTTGATGCTTCGCCAGGTTTCTGCTGTCCCCGCATCAACGCTGACACTACAAATTTGGGTGTTCCAGGCGATGGCTTCTATGGTCCGTTTATCCAGCATAGTGGCGTTCGTGCTGATGATTGTCCCGAGCCCGGCATCGCATGTATACTCCAGAATTTCAGGGAACTGCGGATGGAGCGTCGGTTCCCCGCCACCTGCGTAACATACCGTCTTCACGTCCCAATCCTCGCACAAATCAATTATCTGTTTCACGTGCTCCAAGGGCAATGTCTGGTTATCCCGATAATCCCTAGCGTTACACCACTCGCAGTTCAAATTGCAGCGATTCGTTATGTCAATTCCAACCCCTATCGGCGGTTTGAATTGCCCGTCAAGTATCGCGTCGAACCAATCGGAATAGAGCAGCCCT